AAATAGCCTGTGCTGATTTAACCTGTGTATCAAAGGCACCCATAAGGGCCTGTACACCTTGACCAGTAACGATAGATGCATCAATGTTTCCAGTACGAGATTCTGGATAACGAGCACCAACTCTAAGTTCTGCATTAAGAAGATTTTGTTCAGTAAATGCACCTTGTGGCAATGTAAGTTCTACACGGCGAACACCTGCTGGGTTGGCTGTACGGATAACCGCATCTCCACCCAATTGTAATTCTTGAACATCTTGTGGAAGAACAATAGGTGCTTGTACAGATTTCTCTGCAGCCTCCATTGCAAGTAAAGCAAAACGATTACGAAGTAATTGAATTCCTAATACATCATCAAACTGTCCACGTAGTTCGCTATCAATAGATGGCTTACGGGCTATTACTACCATCATCTTACCAAGAGGATTCTTGGCCTGTGATAGAACTAAATTCTGTCTTGCTGGTAAATAAACAACTGATTGGTCTTTATCATAGTAGCGAATCATCTCTACTTGACCATTTAAATCTTGCTTGTATCCATCTTGTCCAAGGATTATAGAATCATACTCAGGGAACTGAGTTACCAATTCGCCCAATGTTAAAGTGTATCTTTTAGCAAATGCTACGCAACGACCATATCGGTCAAACTCTGGATAAGAACCAATTGGATTTTCTAAACGAATGCGAGGTAATTTTGCTTCATCGTCTAGTTCGATAATAAATGGAAGGAATCCGTAAGTTAAATACCAGTCCGCTCCTTGGTACATCTGTACAGATAGGTCAGAGTTCTGGAAATAGTTACTAGCAATACGAGTACGCTTATCAGCAAAAGAACGAGCACGGTCATTGACCTGATTAGCGGCTGAACAGTTAACCGCTGGAAGAGGCGCCATAACCTCTGAAAGGTCTCTGGCAACGACATCAATAAAATTTGCAACGACATTAGCGTCTACACCGTCTGGAAAGAAGTCAGGATAGACTTCTGATATTTTGCCTTTACGAACAGCAAGAACGTCTAGGTTACGAGCATCTCTCTCGCTATTACGGTAACGCAGGGATTGAACCCGTGCTGCTACCTGCTCCATTGTTAATGCCATTTATATCCTAACTGTAAGTTTCAGCCCATTGCTCTGCAAAGGCTTCGTCTAAATTAAGTGAACCACGTTTTGACTGTTGTGCTCTTGTAGCCCATCTATTGTTTTGGTACTGCCCAATTCGTGTTGATTGTTGCATTAGTTCACGGATACGAATAACTGCAAACCATAAAGCCATTACACAGTCAGTTGGGTTCTTAGTGTCAGGCTTCCAAGTAATAAGTTCTTGAACTAAAGTCTTAAGACCTTCAGAACCTTCATTGCTTGGTAATTCAAGTATGTTGTTATCTTGGAATCTACCATCTCTGGTTGAACCAAATAGGCTTGCCATAGAGGCTACACCAAATCCAACATCCCATTTATTTTTACCAGTAAAATGTGAGTTAAGTTGGCAACCATATTGGGCTAGATAATTTCTTAAGTTATCATCCAGAGCATAAGCCTTCTGGTGGGCGTTAATTTCAATTCGTATTTCTTGTGGCTTGTATTTAGGTACCCACTCTTCAATCAAGTTTTGAATCTTGGCTGGAGTAGGGTCTGTCATATTGACACAATCTAAAACATATATCTTTCCATCAGAACGGTTATAAGAAACAACTACCGCTCCTGTTGCTCCCGCCATTGCTGGGTCGAGGCCAATAACTGTATATGTAGATTCACAATGCTTCGGATGTCCTGGGACTCCAGGCTTGAGAGGTCCTCTTTTTCGCATTCCATTAACACTGCCTGCGACGCAGGTCGGAGAAAAGATTGAATTCTCTGTGACATCTTCTTGTTGGTAGACCATAGCCCAGACAGATGGCGCCACTTCAGAGCGTCTTGTAAATAGCGATGGTCCGTCCCATTTAGGGAACAGCCCTTCCTCATTCGCTTCATCTTTTTCGCCCTCTGGTCTATCAGTCCAAGGCCATAAGGTTTTCCAATTGGCTGGCTTCTCATCAAATTCTAATACGGCTGGCATAGCGAAGTATGTGAAAGGAGACTTGCCTCCAGTCCATTGTCCGCCATCCCTAATCATTTTATATAAATCAATTGAGGAGACACGGGTTCCTACTACTAGCAGTTTTCCGTGTCGCCCCAAACGTGTGATAACTTCTTTTTGAAGCCATTCAATTTGCTTTTCCCATTCGTGGGCATTTGAGTTCATCACAACGTCATCTAGGATAATCAGGTCTGCTCTTGCACCGTAAATCTGAGACCCAAATCCTAAAGCCTGTACCGTAGGGTCCTTCTCGCCAGAATCTCTTCCAGTGCCTAGGTAAATCATATCTGCTGACCATTGAGTAGCATCAGCCTTATATCCTCCATTTGGACCGAAGGCGGTCTGGAGTTTAATAAAGGCGGGGTGGTTAAGACGAGTCTTAATTGCACCTAAAAATTTTCTAGCCATACCCTGAGTCTTAGAGACGATAATTACTCTTGAGTTCGGGTTGGTCACAATATGGTAAACCACGTAGTTGGTGGTTATCGTTGTTGACTTGGCGTGCTCAGGTGGTACGTTAATTAAGATACGGTTATCAGCACCTGGCTCGTAGGTCATAGATGGGTGTATCCATCTTGGGGGCCTACCCTCGATTAGGTCAATCCAATCAAGGTGGTGTTCAAATAACTTGGTATTTAAAAACTGCTGAGAAAAGTCAGGGAAGGATATGTTCTTCAAATCCCCTAAGTCAGCGATAACCCCTTTACCTTGAAGGCGGGCCTTGTCGGCTCTCTCTTTGAAGGCTGGGTCCTGCATCGACCATTGGCGGAAGGTAACATCGTTACGTCCAACTGAAGCCATAGCGGCTGTAATGGTAGAACCTTGTTCTAGTTGTACTAAAACTTTTTCTTGGGCATCGCCCTTTGAGATGTTTTGCACCCCTGGTTTTCTACCCATTTGGTCGCCCTCTGTGTCCCTTATAAATCGGTATAATAACGGTCCCTAAAAACGGTAGACCTCTGCCATATATTATATTATAATTATATATATTAAGGAGTTGCCGTAGTCCAAACGGAGGCAACTCCGTTAAAGATAATAATTTATCTTTACATATATAGATAACCTGTTTTTTTCTTAAAACCGAACAGATAATCCTAATTATTTTATATAATGTCCGAATTATCCATATATTAGGGCGAATATAACAGAAAAATTTAGGGTGAGTATATATATATAATACTAAGCAAATTAAATAACCCTAGGGTCAAATGCCAGTCCTGACGGACTTAGGAAAGTCTAACCCTTTAGTTGAGGTTTAGGGTTATCTTTTGACGTCTTAAGACTTAATAAATTCTTTTCCAAGGGATAAAAAATAATTCTTCTTGGATTGATTTAATGCTGGACTATCCCCCCTCCAGAATTTACGGGGGTAATTCCTTTTTTGAAATGTCGACAAATCTACATTCTTTCTCAGATTTCTCTCAGGTAGAATTCACTCTCTGTTCATCTGTACAATTACACAATTACTCAATTATCCGATACCATTCGTTTATTAGGTGGAAAGTTTCCACTTAAGACAGGAGAAACAAAAAATGAAAACCGCAACAAAAACCGCAACAAAAAAAGCAACATCTGCTGGAGATATTTTCCAAGCACCAAAAACGGAAAACCTTTCCGTTATTGTTAAAGCCCTTGAGGAGGCTCATTCCTTAATCCAGAAAGAAACAGGAGCACCCCGCTCCGTTATTTCAATCGGCAGAAGCGCAAAAGTGCACGGACATTTCACACCTTGGACACCTTGGGGCACCAATGAAAAAGACGGGGAGAAATTTCACGAAATTTTCATTTCTGCTTCATCTTTCGACAGGGGAGCAGAAGCCATTCTTGGCACCCTGTTGCACGAAACAGCCCACTCTCTGGATTTAAAAGCAGGAAGAAACGGCGTCAGCCAAGAGGGCTATCACAACAAAACTTTTAAGGCCACCGCAGAAAGTTTAGGCCTAGAAATTGAGCAGGCAAAACGTATCGGCTGGAGCACCACGAAAGTTCCTGCCAGTTGCGTCGCCAGATGGCAGGAGGCTTTCAATCTAATTTCTGAAGCCTTGAAATTAGTTGCCGTCAATGATAGCGAAAAGCCAAAAGGCAGAAATAAGAACAATAAAGTGGCAGTCTGCCAATGCGGAGAAAAAATCCGCTTAAGTCTTAAGACATACAATCTAACCCGCCCAGTTTGCCAAAACTGTGAGAGTGAATTCAAAATCGAAGACGAAGGAGGAGAGGGGGACGAATAGTCCCCCAGCATAGTTGACAATAGCCCGCCAAGGTGGAAAAATCTGGAGTGCAAATCTCCAGACGGGCACAAGGTAGGAGGGAAATTCTTTCCTACTTAAGGCAAAAAGACGG